CAGCGCCGAGATCTCCGCATCTCGATGTGCGTTTGCTACCCACTTGAACCAAACCATCTAGTCCTCCGTCTGTGTTAGTGGCTGGGAGAGGTGGAGGTCACCAGTCTCTCCCAGCCGTAGATGATGCCGCTCAACCTAGAACGGCAGTGACTCTAGGTCGTTCTCGTTGCGCTCAGGCTCGCCACTTGGAGCAGTCTGCGCATTGACCCACGCAATGCTTGGCTTGCGCTGGCAGAACGTGCCGTTCGACTTGCCGCTGCACGCGTAGAACGCGTTGTACGGCTTTCCTGCCTTGCTTACCCCTGCTGGCTTGAACGACCACGCCGTGCGGTGGTCTGGGCATTCACCCTCAGCGAAGAGCATTGCGGCTGCTACCGCCACATCACTCGTAGAAACTGACGGCTGAGACTGGCTCACAGATTCAACGGAGATGGGTCTAGGAGCCACGGAGAGGCTCGTTCCAGTGCCTGACGCATATAGCGACCTGCCAACCCCAATCTGAGCAGCGCAGCGGCGGAGTGCGTCGCTTGCTGCTGACTTGAGCGGCTCGTCATCCTGCGCGCTGTTTGGGTACCCAAAGTCCTGTCGGACGGTGGTGACCCCATCGATCACTGCGACCAAGGTGCCGTGTACCACGGCGCGCTGTGCGTCAGCCACCTTGACTTCGAACTGCCAGCCAGCCAGCCCTAGGACATCGTCCAGGCGCTGAGCGACGGCTCGCGCGTCGGCGTAGGTGAAGGTCATCCCACCGCGCCCTGGGCGCGACTTCAGATCTGCTCCGGTAAAAGGCGCTGCGAGCGCCGCTGCGATTTGCTTACTCATTGTTTCCCTCCTTAGGAACTGCGCGCAAGTATTTCTGGGGAACTCGCACATACCCCTCTCCGCTATCGCGGCCAACCTGCCAACCTTTGTCGGCTCTGATCCAGCCGATCACATCGACCTGCGTGTAGCCAGTCTCAGGGATGGGATACGCGAGAACGACATAGCGCCCTAGCGTGCGATCCTTATCCCTGACCACTAGCCCAGCGTCAGGATTGCGAACGCGCTTGACCTCAATGTTCTCGCCAACATCTGGCTCGTCGCTATGCAGGTGGTGTTCACCTGCCGGCCATACCTTGGCGTGCCACTCGGCATTGAAGACTCGTGCTACTGCACACTCGGCAGTAGCGGCTGCGAATGATGCCACCGTATCGTCCTCCATTTTCTCGCGGTGGTAATAAGACTTATCCTTGCTGTTGCGGTTTGCCATGTTGCGACCATCTCCGACTAGCCGCGCTTCGACCACCTCAGCGTCAGTGAGTTGATAGAGCACGCCACGCGGTACATAGGTCACGCCTCATCCTCCTTGCCGTGAACGCGGAAGACGCGCGCACCTGGCTTGATCTCTGTGTGCTCCTTGACTGCCGCGTCAAACTTGTTGAAGTTATCTGCGCCAAGCGAGTTCAGAACGCCGTGCCAGTCCACCTTGGTGCTTGGCTTGTTCTGCTTCCAAGTGGCGAGCCAGCCGCGACCCTTCACACCTTCGCCCTCGCCGATGGCCTCCTTGATGGCGATTGCCATCTCCTTGAGTGCAGCGTCAGCAGCCTCTGCCTCTGCCTTGGCTTCGATGTAGAGGCGCGCGATGTGATCAAGTTGCGGATCTGCCTTCGCATAGGTGTTGCTGCTCTGCGGCTTGACCTCTGCGAGTGTGTCGCTGTCGTTGCCGGTTAGAGGTGGCGGAGTGCCACTGGCGACCAGTTCACGGAATGCGACCGCCTTGTCGAAGAGCAGTGTCTGGTAGACAGGGTCAGCCTCTACGCGCTCAATGCGGAAGACCAGCCCTGAGAGGAGCACTGCCACATCGGCGTACTTAGCACCAGTCACGAACATCTGCCACTGCACCTGGTCGACATATTCAGGCGGCACAGGGAAGAGCGCCCAGCGGTTGCTGGTTGAGGTCTTGATCTCTACCAAGCCTTCAGGATCGCCAATGATGGTGCGATCCAGCGAAGCCATTGCCCACGGATGCTCCTTCAGTCGGACGATGCCGTTTGACTTACGCAACTTCGCGCCAGTCTCCATCGTGTAGAAGTCAGCGACTGCTTGCTCTAGCAACTGGCCGCGCTGCGCGGCTGCACCTGCAACCTGCTCACCAACCTGACCAGTCAACTCCGCCCACAGGCGGTATGCGGTCTTGTACGGCGAAGTGCCGTTGATCGCGGTGATACCGGTGGCGGTGATGCCGCCCTTGCGGATCTCGAACCACTCAGGGCTGCGCTGCGGCGCGCTGATGAACTCGTATCGCTTGCTCACTTGTCCTCCTTCTTTGGATATGGCAGCACTTGGTATTTCAATGCTGCTCTCATTCGCTTCTTATCTCGCGCGTGACCGACAAAGATCACATACCGATGCTTTCTAGAGCGCTCCTCAAAATACACATTCTCTTCGCCATACTTCTCCTTCACTTCAGCATTAGTCAGGCCGTGTGCGTAGGTGGCGTGATGCTGATGCTCTAGCCCCTTGACCTTTGGATCAACAAACCTTGCAGACAACCCTGTGTAGATAAAGTTGCAGGCTTGGTAGACAATGCCTTCGTGACCCTGCTTGGTATCGGCAAAAGAAACCACGATTGACGGCCGTGGCAGCATCTTCAGCGAGGCTCCGACTAATCGACTTGCTTCGTGCTTCTCGTTATGCAACAGCACCAACCTATTGAGTTCCAGCACATTCTTTGCCCACTCCTCGCCACACAGTCCGCGCGCCAAGGTGCTGCTGGCTGAGGTTCCATAGGTGACTACACCGACAAGGTTGCCATCCAGAAACAACCCAAAGGAGTGCGAGATAGATGGCAGTCGATGTGCGTAATGCACATTTCGGATTAGATCGTGGGTATCTTCGTTCTTGATCCTAGAAACTGAATACCCAACTACCTCCCCTTGAAATAAGCCAGGCTGATACGCAAGGCTATTTTTCACTGCGTCCTCCCAAATACTGGCTGGCTCTTGGCGATCTGAATCAACAGCGCCCAGCAAACGCCACAGATCTGGTCACGCTTCTGTGTGGACTTGGTCTTGACTGGACCTTTGCAATAGGCGCACCTCATCGAACGACCTCCCAGATCACAACAGCAACGATCCAGGTGACCATCAATGCAATGGTGAACTTGGCGCGCTCAATGTTGCGCTCGCGGCGCTCTAGGCGCTGGTACTCGGATGTGAAGTACGGCCGCACAACCATCTTGGGCGTGCTCTTACGATTGACTTTCACAGTGACCCTCCTACTACTAGCACGATGTAGATGCACGCGATGAAGATCGCGTACCCAATACCGTCCAAGATTGCCGCGCGCATTAGAACGCAGCCTCAACGGTGGCGTTAATCATATTGGCAGTCTCGTAGTCGCCAATCTCCTCAAAGCGGATTGCCGCTGCCTGAGCCTCACCGCGCAGTGCCTTGAAACTGTGCGTATATCGAATGGCAACCTTGAGCGCCATTGCAGCGTCGTGCTGCTCGCGGCTGACCGGCTGCATAAGCACGCCGTCGCCAATGAGGGAGACTGCCTGCCGGATCTCTCGGAACAATACCTGTGCCACTTTGACCTCCTTGCCAGTCCAGCCGAGTGGCTGGTTTCCTCCTGACAAGGTCAGTATAGGGTCAACGGTTTCAGGCTGTCAACCCTGTTGCGCGGCTATTTTTTATGCAGGGTGGATAGCCCCTGGGTGAAGGAGGGATCACCCAGGGGAAGCCGTCTAGGACGGCTGCGACAAGTCCTCTAGAGCCAGATCTACCAGCAGCCTGAGGCATACCCCACAGAGGAGCACGCCCTCAGACTCAACCTCCCAGACCCTGCTCTGTAGTTCACAGACCGAGCAAGTGCCGTAGGGGCGCTTGACTCGGACTGGCATGGCTAGTTGCGCTTGAGGCCGTATGCCCCATTGTCACGATCTAGGGCCTTCACGACGATACCCAGACCACTCGCCAAGCCGGCACTGACGATCGTGCGGAAGTCTCCACCTTGGATGTCCAAGAGTGGGATGCCCAGACCGAGCGCCACCGAGATGCTGACCGTGAGGAAGGTGCGGACAAAGTCCAGCGCGATCTCATCGATCTGCGTGTTCGCGGCGACATACTTGATACCTGCCCAGATTCGGTTCATGCCCTTTT